TGGAGAAGAATGAGCTTATGTGGGCTGGATTTATCTCAAAGATAAACCAGGGAGACTTCCCTTACAGGACGTCTCTTACCCAAGAGCTCATGGGTCGATTGGAAGAATTCGACCCCGCTGATTTTTATCTTAGATTACCGAAAACGGATTATCGCGTTCATTCGCATAATCCTAAAGGTGACTTTATACAAGTATACACTAATAAGTTTGGGCAACCCCCGAACTTTCACACCCTCATCACTGAGGGTCCTGACCACGACAAGAAGTATAGAAGGTTTGTTAAGTACGATAATAAGGTCTATGTCTCCCGCTTCCATTCTACTGTGAAGGAAGGAGACAAAGAGGCCGCTTTTCATGCCCTAATGCAACTGAATCTCGACTTACAATCGAGTGTCATTGTCAAACACAATGGTGATGATCCTATCATCAAGGCCGCCGAACACATTATGACGGTCACTGCGAAGGAAATGCATCCGAGAGAGAAAGGATTTATGAAGAGTACGTTGGATTATATCCATAGTACCGCTTCGTTAATTCGTGATGTGAAGACCACCATGGACGTTTTGCAACCTGCCGTTGAATGCATTATTGGCATTGTTTACGAGCAGATTACGGATCGTCCGTGGGTTCCATGGTCGGAACGCAACTTTGGAGAGCTCTTTGCCCCTATTTTAAAGGAATACAAAGAGTTCAATGAAGATGCGAACCGCATTACGAAAATCCATTCGGATAAGAGTTATCGAGTAAAGATTGAGAATTTTAAGAAGAAAGTTGACGAGCTCGAAACTCGCCTGATGAAGATGCGCACCCCCCCCCGGTACCTAGTGGCCATTGTTGCGATCCGCAACGACGTGGCCGCCTGGGTGGACTTGTGCGCTAGCGCGGCGATGACCGCGCATGACAGACCAGAACCAGTATGTCTGATGTTGTTCGGACTACCTGGAACTGGAAAAACGACTGCGATCGAGCAGTTCAATACTGATTTAGCAGAAACTTATCATGAAATCAACCCGCATTATCCGCCCATCTGGAACGCGAACATGCGTTACATGTATGAGCTGATTAACGAGTTCTTTGATGGATGTAAAGATCCTGCTGTTATCGGTATCGACGATATGTATCAGTCCAAAGATGAGACTATCCGAACGAAAGAAAGCCTTTTGATTGTTCACTTGGTAAATCGTGCGGCGTTCCCGCTGCATTGTGCCGATATCAATCTTAAGGATAAGATGTTCGCGAAACCTCTTACTGTTCAGATCACAAGGAACGGTAAGCAGAAGATTTCGAATATGGGAATAACGGATCCCATGGCCGTTGAGAGACGACTACATTTGAACTTAGAGATGCTCCCTGAAAGCAACCCTGCTGACAAGGACACTTGGAGGTTCAACCGTTATGGACCTGGAGGAGTGTTGATGCAAGCGAACATGACCTATCAAGAAGTCCTTGTGATCTACAAGGCTCTTCTTAAGGCTCATACACTTGCGGCGACACGCACCTTCGAAGTTACTAAGCAG